TCTGGTTCCCGTATCGCCACGACCGAAAGACCGAACGGTCAAACTTGACGACCGGCTTCACCTCCCGGAAGGCGAAGATCTCCTCGACGACCGCCAGAACCTCAGCCTGGGCAGCGTCCATTTTTGCCGCTTGCTCGGCGTTTCGTGCAATCGTGCGGTCGATGTCCCGGGCGACTCCGTCGAGGGTGAAGCCCGTCGCGCCGTTGTCTGCCTCCCAACTATTCCCGCCGTTGCGGTAACTTCGGCGAATCGTGCAGCCGTTGTACGTATACTCGCCCGCCGCCGCTCGTTTCATGCCTGTCGGTAAACTTGCCACTTTGAAGCCCCTTTCGCTCTTGGCTGGTCACATCCCGGACTTTTACCGGGCGAGGGGCAAGCCCCTCACGGATACCGTTTAATTTCGCTGTTGAAGTAAGCCGCAAACCGGATGGCGTCGTGCAACGCCTTTGTATGCGCCTCGAGCTTGCTCAGGTCGGGCAACAGGTCCCGGGGTTCGCCCTCGCTGATGCCGCCCATGTTGATGAAATGCTCGGCGAAAGCTCGGCGGGCGAAGCAGCGAACGGCGACGTAATTCTTTGGGTCGGGCTGGCCGAACCCGAAGTCGACCCGCACGCAATGCGGACCGCCCGCGCTGTCGGTTTCGGTCGAAACCGTGAACCCGCCCTCGGGAACAATTCTCGCCAAGACCTCGCGCACGAGCGTCTCCTGTTTGCAGCTAACGGTGACTTCACGGACCTGGGTATGTTGCTTGCGGGTCATGGTGCGGGTTCCTTTGTGGGTTAGAGGTTGGTCGGGATTTGGGTGACGGTGACGGTTGCACGGGTCGCCGTGCCATTTGCCTTGTACAAAGTGACCTGGGCGTCGCAGGACCCGTCCGGGTTGGCTTCTTGCGCCCAAGCGTCGATCTGGGCGTCGCCGTCGTCAACCTTCGTCATCAGGGCTTTGTACGTCATCTTGCGGGTCATGGTGCGGGTCCTTTCGGGTTCGGGTTCGGTTTCGTCCTACGTGTATATAATAGCACATACAAATATGTACAGTCAAATGCGAGTATGTGCAAGCGTATACACAACGGCGGCGGCGCGCTATAATGGAGGGCAAGCCAGATTGGCGGGGTTAGTGGAGGATTTTGGACAAGGAAGGTACACATGGCGGAAGCGCCGCAGAACCCGTTCGTCAACCGCATCGTCGGCTACGGGGTCAAACGGGCATCGGAGTTCATTAAGAACCCGCTGAATCACCGACGACATCCCCAGGTGCAACGGGACGCCATGCGGGCGTCGCTCGGGACCCTGGGCTGGATTGCCGCCGTCATCGAGAACCAGCGCACCGGGCGCTTGATCGACGGTCACGAACGCATCGACCAAGCCCTCGACGGCGACCAGGAGGTTCCCTACCTGATCGTCGACCTGGACGAGGACGAGGAGATGCTCGCCCTGGCGACGTTCGACTACATCACCTACCTGGCGCAAACCGACAAGGACGCCTACGCCGCCCTGATGGCCCGGGTCACGACGACCGACGCCACTCTGCGCGACGTCCTCGACCGACAGGCGAAGTCGGTCGGGCTATTGCTCGACAAGCCCGACACCGACAAGGACGCCGACGCCAAGATGGACGCCGCCGCCGAGTTGCGGGAGATCTGGCAGGTTGCGCCCGGGCAATTGTGGCATCTGGGACCGCACCGTCTCCTCTGTGGCGATGCGGGCATCCGCACCGACATGGAACGCCTGATGGGTGACGACCGCTTCGCCTGTGTCTGGACTGACCCGCCTTACGGCGTGAATTACGTCGGCAAGACGAAGGACGCCCTCACCATCCAAAACGACGCCTTCGAGAACCTCGACGCGCTCGGGGCGTTCCTTTTTCAAACATTCAAGCTGGCAGCATCCTTCGCCGTCCCGTCAGCGCCGTTCTACATGACCGCCCCGCCGGGACCGAACCTGTTCGCCTTCGGGGACGCCCTACGCCAAGCCCAATGGCGGGTCCAACAAATCCTGACCTGGGTCAAAGACTCGATGGTCCTGGGGCATTCGGACTACCACTACCGACACGAAGCGATCCTTTACGGTTATCTGCCCGGTCCCAACTTCCCGGGACGCGGGCGCAGCCCCTCGTTCTGGTACGGCGACAACGCCCAAACCTCGATCTTCGAGGTCGACCGCCCCAAAGCCTCCGAACATCACCCCACGATGAAGCCCGTCGACCTGGTGACGGCGATGCTTCGCAACAGCACCCGCCCCGGCGACATCGTCTTTGAACCGTTCTCGGGGTCCGGCACGACCCTGCTGGCTTGCGAACAGTTGAACCGCCAATGTCGGGCGATGGAGGTCGATGCCCGCTTCGTCGCCGTCGCCCTGCAACGCTACGCCGATGCGACCGGCGACCGCCCGGTCCTGGCGCAGCATTTTCAACCATCGCCCGCCGCCGCCCCTCGCCCTGACACGGACCTTTCCGGCGACCTGCGGGTCCCGATGGGCGTCCTCGTTCCCGGACCCGAAAGGCTACACTAATGGGACGGAAAGCGATCCTCGACGTCAACCCGGAAATCACCAAGCGACTCTGCGAGATTCTGTCCCTGGGTAACTACATCGAAGCCGCGTGCGCCTACGTCGGCATCTCGGAAACGTCCTACTATGCCTGGGTGCAACGGGGCGAGAAGGACCTCAAGGCGGGCAAGGAGTCGAGTTTTACGGAGTTCGTGAAGGCAACTAAAAAAGCACGCGCCGAAGCCGAGGTCGTCTCGGTCGCCCGCATTCGTGACGCCGCCTCCAGTGGCGAATGGCAAGCCGACGCCTGGTTTCTGGAACGTTCCTTCCCCGACCGATGGGGTCGCCGCCGCCAGGACCTGCACGTCGACAGCAACCAGCCCGCCGTGATTATCAACATCGATATATGAGTCGACGCCGCAAGGCGGACGCCCCGGGAACCGTCACATACGACTTCTCGAAGCTCTGCGGTTTCACCGCCAAGCAGTTGACGGCGACCCAGGTCGCCGACCGCCATCGCTATACCCTGTTCGGCGGGTCCCGAGGACCGGGCAAATCCTACTGGCTTCGCTGGTATATGTTGCGGTTGCTCTTCATCTATTTTCAACACAGGAAGCGCGAGAACGTGCGCGTTATGTTGGGGTGCGAGGACTACCCGACTCTCTACGAGCGGCAGATCGTGAAGATCATCGCCGAGTTTCCGAGCGACGTCGGGACCTATTGGCCTTCCAAGACCGAGTTTCGCCTTGCGCCCCGCTTCGGCAGCGGGGTCCTGGCGCTACGTAACCTGTTGGAACCCGACCGTTACCAATCCGCCGAGTTCGCCGCCATCGGCATCGACGAGTTGACCAAGAACCCGGAAACGACCTTCAACACCCTGCGCGGGTCGTTGCGTTGGGCGGGCATCCCGGACACCCGCTTCGTCGCCGCAACCAATCCCGAGGCGAATTGGGTCCGACGTTACTGGATCGAGCGGGACTTTCCCGAGGCACTACGCCCGGACGCCGACCAGTTCGCCTTTGTCCCGGCGCTCCCGGACGATAACCCGCATCTGGACCCGTCCTATTGGCGCATGCTCGAAACGTTGCCCTCCGAGGCGATGCGCCAAGCATGGCGCTACGGGGACTGGTACGCCGCCGCCGAAGGGCGGGTCTATGGCGAGTTCAACGCCGCCAACCTGACCGAGGATGAACCCGACCCGGACCTGCCCATCGAGGTCGCCATCGATGACGGCTATTTCCCGGACCCACGCGCAACGCTCTTCATCCAAAAGCGGGCGGACGGGTCGGTCCTGGTCTTTGCCGAGCTATACGAGCGCCAGGTCCTGGAGGAGTCGACCATTGAACACATCAAGGACTACGTCGAAGCGTTGAACGCAACGCTTTATCAAACCTCCCTGATCGACCTGGTCGACGCCGTCGTCAAGCCCGAAGGCGAAAGCGTCCTGGACGTTCTGGACGTTGCGCCCGGGTTCTACCGGATGCCGCAGATGGCGATTGTGTCCCACGAGGCGATTCAATTGCGGCATCGGTTGACCGCCGCCGGGATTCCCGCCCGCAACTGGATGGGCGTCAAGCGTCCCGCCGGGACGAGCAGCATGCGCCTCGCCGCCATCAACTTGACCCGGCGCATGATCTGCGACGGAAAGGGCGTCCGCCGCATCTTCGTTCACACCCGCTGTCGCAACCTGCGCGACGAAATCACGGCGGGCTACAAATATCCGGACGGCGAGAATTCGCCCTCGGCGATGCCTGCCGACGGCAATGATCACGCCTGCAACGCCCTGGAGTCGTGGGTCTGGTATCGGTTGGGAGGGGCAGCCATGTCGGCGGAAAGCATGGTCGACTTCCCGGAAACATAGGAGGGACTTTTTCAATGTCTGCCCAGGAGTTGGTCACGTTCATCGCCCTGATCGACCCGGAAACCCATCACAAGATCGGGCGCTATTGCCCGTCGACGGGCGACCTGGTCATTTTTAAGCGCCAGCGGGACGCCCGGTTCAACCTACACCGGCTCACCGCCGCCGTTAAAATTGACACGACCCCTTGCGACTCGCAAGGGGCTATGCTAGAATCCGAGTAAACATCATCTTGTGGCGCAAACCGGCGCACCCTTTTTCCTGGGTGCGCCTTTTTTTTGTTCGTGGGGATGACCTATGACCCTAATTGACCGCATCGCCGCGATGCTTGGCTACACCAAAGCGCAGCGTAAGCCCCTGCCGCCGACCTGGATGTCGCAGACCGCCGACTACCTGGACACCGAACCGCCCGCCGACCTGGAA